TTTCATGGGAGGATAAGACTGTAAAGTAAAGGAAGGCGGGTGCTTGTAGTGCTGTGTTGTCACCGTAACTTGACTAGATTATTTGCCTCACATAGATTATTCCGCTGTAAGTTGATGATTCTTTTAGGAATTCCTAACAATCTAAGTTTTGTATTTGACAGTTGTCTTTGTCTCTGGTATTCGCGGTGTTAGATTATTGCCTGACCTTGTATAATTACAAAACTCAGCCGACCCCTCGAAGTGAGTGCTCGCTCACCCGCAAACCCTTGCCCAGCCTGTGTTTGCGTTTTTTCGTGGCTCGGGCAATCTGACCCTGACCCCAGCAACACCGCTGTGGTGTCAAAGATGTAATGTAAACTTAATCAACTTCAGGAGTTAACTATGCAAGCAACAGTGAAGAAGTCCATCAAGCCCGTTACCTTTACCATTACTGTGGTAGCCAAGAAGGTCAACGAGAACGGTACATTCAGTGCCTTCGAGGTACAGAGTGTCAAGGGCAATGTAAAGAACAACACCTTTAAGGTAGTAGCACCTCCACAAGCAGGTGGTGCTCTGTACATCAAGTGCGAAACACTTGAAGGCTTAGAGATTATGCAAGAAGGTGCAGTATCCAATGCACCCAAAGCCAAGTTGTTCTAACTTGACAGGGCAGAGTAACCCTCTGCCCTACTTCCCACAACTTATTGGAGGATATATGAACCAATCAGACTTATCAGGCATACCTCGTGTAGCCAATGCCAAGTGCAGACAATTCGTAAAAGACCGTGAGCCATTCAGGGGTAGCAACCTGTATGGCATTTACTCATTGGTTGACACAGACAACGAAGTTTACACCGTGTATTCCTACGGTGACCACTACCCCATGTTCATCTATGCCAATGGCATGTGGTTCGAGAATGAGGACAAGTACAGCCGCTCTACCTCAAAGCATCATGGGCAAGCACATCCTCATGTCCCTACCATCCTACTGTCAACACGATGGATGCAGAGACTAGCCAACAACGGCTATCAGGGGATTGCCAAAGAGCGCATCTTCAACGAACCAGTGGAGGCTTAACATGGAAGATTATCATTTGCCAATCTGTACAAACTGCTATGCCGTGAGGGTAGAACCTCAACGCCGATACATGCCAAGACCCACATGCTTACGGTGTGGTGAGGAAGTAGCCAAGCAACGCAAGTTTACAGTGGCTTGTAACAACAAGCAGGGGTATGAGTTAATCACTGACCCTACCCATCTCAAACAACTTAACCCAAAGAGGACAACATGAGGAAACTGCTTAACCTTTTCGTCACAGCCATAGCCACGCTACTCATTGTCGGTACTTTCGCAGTACTGCTCATTGAGTGGATGGCAGGTTGTGGCGAAACCTATATTGATGCTAATGGGGTACGGCATCAGTATGAATGTGTGTTTATCCCCCAACCAACTGAAAGGAAATAACCATGAAGCGACTATTTGCCCTCCGTGATAGCCGTGGACAACTTGTCCGACACGAGGAAACCAAACAACCGATGTACTTCTCGGACAAACAAGCGGCACGAAACTACCGCAGTAAGTTGACACAAGAAATCAATGTGTACTTCGTGACCTACGGCGTTGACCATAAACTTTACAAAGGAAACTAACATGCGAGCCTCATTGCTTAAAGACACAATCCGTTCCACCTTCCCCATTCAGCGTACGCTCTGTATCGAGGGTAGCCCCGGTGGTGGTAAGACAACCATCGTGCATGAAGTTGCACAAGAACTTGACATCCCAGTTATCGAACGACACATGCCAACCATGCTTGTCGAGGACTTCGGTATCCTGTTCCCTGAGGGTGATGGTGGACTGAAGTACAAACTGCCCGACTGGTTCCCAGTTAAAGGCAAAGCACCTGAGCAGGGTATCCTGCTGTTCGATGACCGCAACCAAGCCAATGCTGACCTGCAAAAAGTCCTAGCCACCAAGCCCGTACTCTGCATGGCACACCGATGCCTGATGGGTGGCAAGTCATTTCGACAGGTAACCGACAGGCAGACAGAGCAGGTGCAAACCGTGTGCTATCACACCTTCGCAATCGTGAGACTGTGGTGGAACTCGAAACGCATCTCGATGACTGGACTTCATGGGCACTTGACCATGATGTAAAGCCTGAGGTAGTGTCGTTCATTCGGTTCCGTCCTGCCCTACTGCATGACTTCGACCCACAACGTGACCAAAACGCTACCCCCCGTTCATGGGTTGAAGGTGTATCCGACATCCTTGGCATGTGTCCTGCTGACGCTGAGTTCGAGATGTTCAAGGGTGCAGTCGGTGAAGGTGCGGCGGCTGAGTTCGTAGGCTTTCTGCGTATCTTCCGTAAGTTGCCCAACCCTGATGCAGTCCTGATGAACCCGACTACTGCTGATGTACCTAGCGACCCTGCCACCTTGTACGCCCTGAGTGGTGCTATTGCAGAGCGTGCTACTGAGAACAACTTTGAGCGTGTTTGTACTTATGCAGAGCGTATGCCTGCTGACTTCTCCGTGCTCACGGTGTCCTATGCCTCACGCAAGAAACCCGAACTGGCTAACACGCAAGCGTTTACCAAGTGGGCAATGAAGCATCAAGATGTATTGTTCTGATTAACCAACCGAGGGGCATCTGCCCCTCACCACAGAAGGAGTGACTACTATGAATCTGAGTGACCGTGCCCTACTCGTGCAGTTATCCGTATCCCAATGGACTGCTCGTAAGTACGACAAGAAAGCAACCCAAGATGTTGCCTCAACCTATGGGACAACCACCTCAGCAGGGCGATACAACAAAGCCTTGCTACCTGCCAACGACATGCTTGACCGTGTGCATAAAAAGACTACGCACATTCGCACCAAGTTCTATGAGAATACTTTACCTTGGGGTATCGAGGGAACCATGATGCTACCGTCAAGCAATTACCTGCAATTCATGACCGACTTCCGTAAGGAGAAGGGTGAGTGGCAGTACCTTGTAGACCAGTTCGTAGGTAACTATGACCAACTGCGACTGGATGCCAAGCGTATGCTCAACGGACTGTACAACGATGCAGACTACCCCGATGAGGTAGAGATTGCCAAGAAGTTCAAGATGGACATGGCTATCTTCCCAGTACCGAACACCGACTTCAGGGTGTCGATTGCTAGTGACGAGTTGACACGCATCCAAGAAGATGTTGAGCGTAGAGTTGCAGAAGCACAGACCGTAGCCATGAAGGAAGTATGGGACAGACTATACGACCGAGTAAAGCACATGGCTGAGAAGTTGGCAGACCCCAAGGCTATCTTCCGTGACACGCTAGTGGAAAACACCAAGGAACTGTGTGCCCTACTGCCACGGCTGAACTTTATGGATGACCCCAACCTAGAAGCCCTGCGTGTACAGGTTGAAGGTGCGTTGATTAAACACCCTGATGCCTTACGCAATGACCCCGACCTGCGCCGTGACACGGCAGTAGAAGCCAAGCAAATCATGGACAAGATGTCCGTATTCATGAAAGGAATCTGAGATGACCCCAGTACCCAACCATGCCAACAAGGAACCGCTAAACCAAGCGGACGAGAAGGCAGTCGAGCGACTGCTTGCCAAGGCTAGGACTGCCCTAGTCCTTGAGCATCCCTTCATTGGCAACATTGCCTTGAACATGCCGTTCAAGTCCGACTACTCTATCCGTACTGCCATGACCAATGGCAAAGAGATACGCTACAACCCACACTTCATGAAGGACATGGGTGATGAGGAACGCAAGTTCGTTGTAGCCCACGAGTGTATGCACCCCATGCTCGACCACAACTTCCGTAGAGGTGAGCGTCAACACAAACGATGGAACAAAGCAGGTGACTATGTGATTAACCAACTGCTGACTGATGAAGGTATCGGCAAGATGCCTCAGTTCGGTTTGCTCAATCCCCAACTGTACCAAGCAGGTAACCAAACGACTGATGGTATCTACAACTTGTTGCCCGATGAACCCGATGACGGTTCAGGTGGTGACGGTACTGAAGCAATGGATGACTGCGCAGATGGTGGCGGTAGCCCTGCTGAACAGGCACAACAACAAGCCGAGTGGAAGGTGCGTGTAGCACAAGCGGCACAAGCCGCTAAGATGATGGGCAAGATGTCCTCAGGACTTGAGCGACTGGTCAACGATGTGCTTGCACCCAAGGTAGATTGGCGTGATGTGCTTCGCAAGTTTGTCGAGAAGTGCAAGAGCGACCAACGCTCATGGGCTAGACCCAACCGCAGGTTCTTGAGCCAAGGGCTGTACTTGCCTAGCGTATCAGGTGAAGCACTCGGTGAGATTGCCATTGCAGTAGACTGCTCAGGTTCGATTGACGATAAGACTATCGCTCAGTTTGCAGGTGAGATTAACGCTATCAAGGAAGATGGCAACCCCACTTGTATCCATGTGGTGTACTTCGATAGCGAGGTATCACACTACGAGAAGTATGGTCGTGACGATGACCTTGACATCAAGGCACACGGCGGTGGAGGTACTGCCTTTAGCCCTGTGTTCCGATACTTCCAAGACAATGACATTGAGCCAGTCGCTTGTGTATTCTTGACTGACTTGTGTTGTGATGACTTCGGTGATGTACCTCAGTATCCTGTACTGTGGGTATCTACCGATGAAGGAACCGCACCATTCGGTGAGGTAGTGATAATGAAATAGGAGGATATATGAACCTGATGAAGTGGATTATTCTTGGTGCAGTACTCGGTGCAATAGGTGGGTACATGAGTAGCGGTAACTCGCAACCCATATGGGGTTCAGCGAACTTCAACAACTCACCGTTAAACTACAACAACTCGTTGATGAACTTCGATAACTCGCCGTTCAACTACAACAATTCACCGATGAACTACAACAACTCACCGACAAACTACGGTGCAACGAATGGTGTGTATGACAATAACGGTAACCGTATTGGCTACACGACTGTGACACCGCAAGGTGTTGTCAACATCTTTGGGAATGATGGCAACCGTATGGGATTCGTACCTGCCCCTGTTCCTGTATCACCACTTGTCCCTTTGAGGTAAGCCAATGATTACATACGCAGAACTGTTCGCACTCTTAGTATTCGGGTGCATGGCAGGGTACATCATGTACCTACAACATCAACTGAGCAAGGCAATGAGGGCAGGTGAACTTCTTACCATGATTCTGCATGACATTGCTTGTGGTGAAGTCGAGATAGAAAGGACTGACGATGGAATCCGTATCATTAAAGACAATAGACAAGCATCGCCACATAAATGTTGACGGCATTGACTGGTGGGAATACATCTATAACGACTTCACCGAGGATATGGAACAGGTGGGTATTGATGTAGACAAGATGTACTTCTCAGGCTTTTGGTCACAGGGTGACGGTGCTTGTTTCGAGGGACGCATTGGTGATACCAAGTTGTTTCTCGACAAGCACTTCACCCCGACTGACTACCCCATGATACGCAAGTTGGTGAGTAGTGGTGGTGCAATCACATTCAAGTGTACCCACCGTGGTCACTATTACCATGAGAACTGCACATCGTTTGATGTGGACTGTGACTTGTTTGCGTATGTGATGGACAAGCCAACTGACTTCCACGAACAAGTTGTGGAACGGATGGATGAGCAACTGGATTTAGAGATGAATGATTTTGAGAAGGCAAGTGTAGAGATATTCAAGAACTACATGCGGGACTTGTACCGCAAGTTGGAAAAAGAATATGACTACTTGGTAGGTGACGAGGCGGTGAAGGAAACAATCATCGCCAATGAATTACAGGAGGTAGACGATGACGATTGATGAAAAGCAAATGGTAGTTATGGCAATACATAATCTTGTGTTTGTCATTGAGCAACTTGCACCCGATTCAGAGTACGCAGAGATGTACGGTATCCCCGAGGTGCAAGAGCAAGCAACCAAAGCATTGAACATATTAACCAAAGAAGGAGAGTGACATGGCGACAGTACGATTCAGCAAAGAATTGCAAGACGAGATTATCAAACGAGCAAAGGCAGTATTCGACAAGCAGTTGGAGACTGCAAAGAACTCACGACCAAACAATGAGTGGGCAGATAAGATTTACACGACACTCTTTGGACAACATGTTCCTGCATTGAACGCAGTACCGCAGGAGTTCCTGTACATGGTAGACAACATTGAAGTTGACCGTGTAGGTAGTGCTAACTGTGGATTGCGCTTTGACTTCCCTAGCAAACGAGCATGGGTTCGTGAGTTCACAGAGAGTGAGTATGCCAAGCGAGCCAGTAGTTATAGCAGTAACAGCATCACACTCAAAGACCACTTGGTATGGGGTGAATTGTTTGTTGAGGTCAAGGAATGGCAAGACCGTATCAAGGCAGTCAACACCAAGCGTGATGAGTTCGTTGCCCAAGTGCAGAAGATTATCACGGCACATGCAACCCTAGCCCCTGCCCTCAAGATGTGGCAACCCTTGTGGGACTTGATTCCCGAGGAGTACAAAGAGCGTCATCGCAAAGTGGTCGAGCGTGAGAAGAAGGAACTCGCCATTGATGTAGACCTATCCCTATGACTGCCGCAGTTGTAGCCCACAAAATTACACGATAAGGAATCGACATGAGAACAGACAAACTTTCCTACCAAGAAGTTCATGAATGGTTTAAGAAAGCACGAAACCCTGAGAGTGGCAGACCTGTGCAGTCATGGGCACGGATGTATCAGGTCGGTGAGAACTACGAACTACGCCTTGGTAGTACTGTGGTCGGTGTCTTTTCACCTGACAACAAGTTTACATTTAAGATGACTGCGAACGAAGCAAGAAATTGTAGTGTGACTTTGAGCCAAGCACTACAACGAGCCGTCCCATTTGTGTGGGTGCGTAAGGCTATGGGTAGATATGTAGTCAAGCCTACTCCACAGTTCGAGAAGTTTAAGGAGAGTAATCCTGACCAGTATGCGTGGCATTACTTCAGCCAACAAGAAGGCTACGAAGTGTTCGATGGACTGTGCTTTGACCTCAATACTTATGAGCCTGTCAATGCTCGTGTTCCCTTATCCAAACAAAAGGTAAACAAGGACAACAAGTTGGAGTGGCTACGAGCCTTGCGTAAGTTCAAACTTGCAGTAAAGATTCGTGCTCGTATGGGTGTACTTGAATCGCTTATCCAACAAGTAGATACCGAACGCAATGGACAGAATAGATATAGTTGGGAACAACCCGATTGGAACTCGGACAAGTGGCAAGATGTGTTATACACTTCTATCAAATCAAGCGAGTGTTCCACAGACTTACTGAAAGGGTTTATCAAGTCAGTAAGGCGTGGCTATTACTCATCCACAACAACAGTCAATGAAGTGATAGATGAGGTAGATAAGATATGTACCACATACAGTATAGACCTGCGCCGAAAGTTTGGGGTCTACGATGAAATGTCCGACATGCAAGGCACGAATGAAGTGCCTCGACACACGGTGGGAGGACAGTAACAGTAGCACCACACGCAGATGGAAGTGTGATGCTTGTCAGACTAGGGGTAAAACATCCGAGACATGGTTGTTTGCCCCTATTCGAGAGCAACCCAAGAAGGGTAAGCCCAAGAAGTTATCAGAGATTGACAAGGCGGTGAACCGTATTAGCGATGCGTTGTACGGCGGTAAGACCAAGCAATCCAAAGAGGTCAAGCACAAACCACCGAAGTCATTGTTTGATGATGTTGATGAAGATAGTGGTCGGTACTCAGACTATGGTGATTTGGGTATTGACATTCCTCGTGGTGATGATTGGTAAGGAGATGACTATGGACATACAAAAGCGTGATGGTTCTTACGCATACTTCATTGGTGGTGTCGCCTATGAAGATGATGGTGGATGGAGTAAGGATGTATGGGATGCCGCATGGCAGGAACAACAGAAAGAAATTGATGCGTTGAACGCTCGTATCAAGATGTTGGAAGAAGAAGTAGCGTTCGTTGAACATGGATACAACCGTAAACCTGAAGGAGAAATGAAATGAAAAAATCTAAATCAATGAAAGTGGCAGAGTATTTCTTGGCGAACCCAAGTGCAGTACCAAAAGAAGTTGGTGCAAAGTTTAAGGTGGCTATGCCATCGGTGTATGGGATACGCAAGCGTGTGCTTAGTGGGTCTATGTTGGGTCGTGTCAATGACCAAATCACTGATGCCGTAACGCAGTTCAAGCCAAGCACCAAAGCTGATGCAATTCAAATTGGTGGTGACCACTACAAGAACATGGGGGTACAACCTTGGAAGGCTATGGAATCTTGGATGACACCCGAACAGTTCGCAGGATTCCTACGGGGTAACGCAATCAAATATCTTGCACGATGTGATGCGAAGGGTGGCATCGACGACATCAAGAAAGCCAAACACTACATCGACAAACTTATTGAGGTGCGTGAAGATGATTGAAGCCATTTGGGAAATCTTTAAGTGGGCGATGTTCTTACTCGGATGCTTTACCGCATTGGGTGCAGTCGCCGTCCTCACATTTATATGGATGCAAGACCGTGACTAACTACGAGTTCTTTGACTACGCAACCATCATGTTGCGCATGGACAAGTTGAACAAAGAAATCCATGAGTGCCTGTTGATGCACAAGTATGCCGATGCTCGTGTCAAATCGCAGGAACTTTTATTCCAAACTCGGCTATTGAACCTGTGGATTTTGCAGGAGATTGAGAGAACCAATGGACATCGTGACCATTGACTTTGAAACTTACTACGACAAGGACTTTAGCCTGTCGAAGATGACCACCGAAGCCTACATCCGTGACCCTCAGTTCGAGGTCATTGGTGTGGGGGTGAAGGTCAACAACTACCCGACCGACTGGTATTCGGGCAGTGACCCTGCCAAGTTTCTGAAGTCCCTTGACTATCGTGACAAAGCAATCCTCTGTCACAACACTGCTTTCGATGGGGCAATCCTGTCGTGGCTCTTTGGTATCAAGCCTAAGTTGTGGCTTGACACTTTATCTATGGCAAGACCGTTCCACCAAATGACTGTGGGGGGTAGCCTCAAAGCACTGGCTACTTACTACGGGCTAGGGCAGAAGGGTGAGGAAGTTCTCAATGCGATTGGCAAACGCAGGGCAGACTTTGCGCCTGATGAACTGGCACGGTACGGCGAGTACTGCAAGAACGATGTGGAACTTACCTATCAGTTGTTCAAGAAACTGAGCAAGGGATTCCCAACCAGTGAGTTGTTGGTGATTGACCAAACCTTACGCATGTACACCGAGCCGACCATCGAGTTGGACAGGCAACTCTTAGAGCAACATCTTGAGGAAGTCCTTGCTCGTAAGCGAACGCTGATTGCTGACATGGGACTTACGGGGGTGAGCGATGAGGCAATCACAAAGACGTTGATGAGCAACCAAATCTTTGCGAAGTATCTG